TTTGGATAATTCAAACGCAAGTCAAACACGAATGAAAGTCAATGGAGCTGCGAACGACATTAGACAAAAGCAAATTTCGATAGCGAACGACTTTAGGCAAATGACAGCGACCATCGACCCATTCCAAAGAAAGGCTTACGAAGATAAAATCCTTACGGATTTAGACCAAATGAACTTGGCTTATGAAACGCTTTCCAAGTCATATACTCCTGAACAGTTGGCAAGTTTCGGCTTGTCCGATATGAGCGATTACACAAAGAAAGTCAAAGAAGCTATCAAGAATGGAAAATTCAGTGCTGACGCTGATTTCGCAAAGGTCATCGACATTCAAACGGAATATGACAAACATGTTCGTTCAGGTGATTTGACAGACGAAATGAAGCAGTCAATGCTTATACAATTAGAACCTTTAATTCAAAATGGTTCAAAAGAAGCATTCGCTCTCAAACAGGAAATCCTAAGTGGCGAAACTGAAAAAGAAACATTCACAAGAGAAACGAAAGCGAACGCACGCACAAGAGCGATCGGAGCAGGCAACGAAAAAGCGGACGCAAATAAGTTGTCATTAGACGAACTTCTAAACAAATGGCCTTTGACGAAATACGAACAGGACGCTCTCGAAAAGAAATACACTCCAACAGCTCAAAATGACGATGCCACAAAATACAAGTCTATGGGCATTTCAGAAAAGAAACTTTGGAAAGCTCGAAACTCAAACAAGTTTAATTATTTGAGAAATAAGGGGTTAATCTAAAATGGCGACAAACAAAGAAAATCTAATCGACGAACTTATTGAAACCGCAGTTCTCTATGAACCCAACAGCAAAGAAGAACAGTATTTGTTGAACATAGCCAAGCAAATGGAAAACCTTTCCGATTCAGAATTGGCAAAGTTCATAGCGGTAAATAGAGAAGGAATTTCAAAGTATTTGCCGAATGATGCGACATTATGGACTTTGGCAAATTCCAAAGACCCAAATTGGAAGGATAAGGATTTGGATTTGCCGTCAATGTTTAATGATAAGGAAATTCTCTATAAGTGGAACAATCCAAGCGAATATAGCGAAGAACGACTTGCCGAAATTGCCAAACAGAACGGAATTCCTTTACCAACATTAAAGGCGGAACTTGAAAAACAGTCGCTCATTCAATCACGAAAGGACAATATGTGGCCTGAATGGGCTTGGGGTCATTCTGTAATGAACCCTGTTATGAATATGGTTCAGGAAGTTTTCACGCCTCGACTTTATGAAAAACGACTTCGTGAAGGTGTAAATGCGGATTTGTTCACAGACAAGAATGGCGATTTTGACCCAAGTCTTTTATTGGATGTAGGCGAAAACGCCCTATATGCCGTTCCATACGGAAAGGTGGCAGGAACGGCAATTAAGCCCATTGGAACAATGTTAAGGGCAAACGGAAAAACAGGTGCTGTTGCTCGTGGTTTAAATTTCGCCATCGAGAATGGAGCAAATCCTTTCATTATGGAAGGCGTGGACGCTCTCGCATACGATGACCCTGAAAACGACCGATCATCGTTCAATGTGGGTGATGCCCTTCAGGGAACAGCAACCAACATTGGAGCACCTGTTTTATTGAAGGGTGTTCCAATGGCTATTTCACGATATAGAAGTGGCTCAGGACGCCCTGACCGTGGCTTACTCAAATTGCTATACGAAATTGGCGAAGGTGGTGCTGACGATGTAATGGCGAAAATTAAGGCGAACAATAAGCGTTTTGACGAGCTTCAAGACAGGGCGTTGAAATTTGGAAAGAGCGATTTGGACGAAGCCGAAAAGGCGTTCCTTAATTCATACCCACGAAACCAAATGAACGATGAAATCTTGGAACAGATTTTTGAACAACAGGGAAAGACATTCAGGGATAAGGTCGAAAATTACTTAAAGACATTACCCGAAAGCGAATCAAAAATTTTAAAACTTTCAGAAGGTAATGATGGAAAAAAAACGATTTCGACACAAACAACAGAAAATAAAGTTCCACACGATGACAGGGTCAAACAGTCCGCAGACGAGATTTTGCCGATTTTAGAAAACTCACCATATAGGGAACTTAACGACAAAAGCCTTAAAACGAATAAAAAGATACTTCAAGAAAATTCCGCAAAGTCGTATATCACGAACAAATACGGCGATTACGGTTATGAAGAAGATAAAAACTCAAACATTCCTGGTATTGGCGTGCTTATCAACTTGATACAAAAAGCAAAACAAGAAGAAGCGGAAGAAGTCGCAAAACAGGACGCCTTAAAACGATACAGAATTAAAATGATGTTGGGGGAATAAATGCCAACAAGTAGCGAATACAAAAAACTTATAGAAGGTTTCTTGGGTGGCTTGCTCTTGGCGGCAGGTCGTGGTGGAAATAACAAAATTTCCAATATGCTACCGTCAAGAAAGAAATCTGATTTTACACATAGCCTTAATTTTTCTTACTCAAATCAGGGCTATGTTCCGAACAGCGTTTCTCAATGGCTCTATATGGATAAGGCGAACCAATCGCCAAACGAAACAGAAAGAAATTTTAATTCAGAAACTGAAAATTCTGTTTCGTCAATGGTTAAGTCAAGTGGTGGAACAACACCGGCAAACAAAGAAACAAAATGGGTCTTTGTGGCTAATCCAATGTGCTGTGACAAATGTTTAGCAATGAACGGACATGTTGAAGTTTCGCCAACTGAACCGACATTTTATGGGCATGTGCCAAATCGTGAAGGTCGTTATAACTGTAAATGTCATTGGTTAAGGTTAAAATAAAAAATGGTGCTTAAAACATAAGCACCATTTTTTACGAATTGTTTAATTAAAAATTGTGTTAAGTATTCGGTTTGCCAAAGACTCATCTAAAGGAAGGTTTCTATCCATAAACCAAATAAAAATTTCTTTAATACAGGGGGCTTTTTCCAACTCAAGAGGCTTTGTTTCGTTTTGTTTCATATAAGAAATCAAAGGCAATTCACCGCTGTAATTCGTTGTCAGCGAATCAAACCACTGTTGATTATAAGGCGGTTGAATTTGAGCGACAATTTTTTTTGTCTTGTATGTGTCTGAGTCGTAAAGATAATTTATACGGGCGATGTGTCCCTCAATCTCTTTTTGAACATTAGGTGTTCTACTCATTTGTATTCCTTTCTGTAAAATGTTTATAATGACTTTACGCTAAATATATTTTTGAATAAGGTTGAAAACCTATTTTTTTCTTATTTCAGAACATTGTTTTTTAGATAAGTTTTGGATTGTTTAAAAATTATTACATACAACTTATTACCAGATTTAGCAGATTTCGCAACTTATTTTTCGCTTCATAAAAAAGTTTTAATTTGTACTGAATTTTGGGGTTTACAAGCCAAGTCCTTAATGTAAATTTTTCCTTACAAACAACATCGTTTGTTTAACCAAAAGGAAAAAACATTATGGATTTTAAAAATCTCATTACTCCCCAAATCGTGAAAGCGATTCACGATACGCCTTACGCCAAATATGATGGCGTTCCAAAAGACGAAAAGAAAGTTATCGCCCATTACTCAATCATCAAAACATTTCCCGAAAAAAATGCGATCGGTTTTTCCACCTGCCATTGGTTCGTTTTGGAAGACGATGACTTTGATTCGCCTTCTGAAAATTACATCAACAATTTTGGAAAAGTTGTTTTTGGTGCTGTGGATTTGGGAATGGGTCTTGAACTTGGTTCGTTTTCTCTTGACGAACTGTTTTCTGTAAACGACAAAAGCACCCGAGTTTATCGTGACGACAGTTTCGAGCCATTAACCAAAACGATGGCAGAAATGATTGAAACCCTTAACATTGAATGGATGGTGTAAAATGGTGAAATATACCCTCATTGGTTTAAACGGCAACGCCTATTCCATTATGGCGTATGTGTGCGATGCTCTCAAACAAGAGCGTGAAAATATGGAACTTGCTTCTGACGAATACGAAACCATAAAGGCGGATTATCTGAAAGACGCAATGTCGGGCGATTACAACCATTTGCTGTGCGTGTCGTTCGATATGATTGAACGCATTAACAAAGACATCGGCTGTGACATTTCCGATGATGACCAAATCGTTTTGAATAAACAACCCAAATAAACCCAAACCAAAAAGGAATACTCAATATGAAAAACTTCAAAATCACATTCAACATTGAAATGGCAGACGATGTGGCTCCCGCAACCATTAGCCGCTTCGTTTCGCAAATTGAAACGGTCGCCTATGGCGAACTCGGAAAGATTGGCGAATTCAACATTAACACTTCTTTCGGAACGATTGGGGCTTCGATCCCGAAGATTTCCGTTTCTGAAAAATCGTTGGAGCGTTTCAAGAACGAAACGAAAACCGAAATTGGTCCCGTTCCCCCTGTTGAACCCGAAAAGAAGAAACGCCGTCGCCGTCGCACAAAGAAAGAAATCTTGGAGGGTCGCAAGAATGGCTAAGGTTGGCGACAAAATCAAAATCATTTCTATGAATGGCGAACCCCAATATACAGGCAAAGTTGGTGTCGTGGACTTCATTGACGATATGGGTCAAATCCACGGAACTTGGGGTGGATGTGCCATCATTCCCGATGTCGATTCTTTTGAAATCATCAACGAAAACCAGGAGCAGAAAAATGCCTAAAATTAGAGAAATGGAAAAATCAGAACAATTCGATTGTCTTGCGGTCACCAAAGTCGAAGTGTTCCCCTTTATGGAAGGAACGAACATTGGACACATGAAGGGAATGGCGACAATCGTTCTGAACGACCAACTTATCATTCGTGGCCTTCGCATTATGGATGGCGAGAACGGTCTGTTCGTGGGATTTCCCACTGACCCATTCTTCAAAGGTGAAGAATTCCGCTATGCGGTTTGTCCTGTGACACGCCAACTTCGTGAACACATCGAAAACTGTGTTTTGGAGAAATACTCGGCTATAATGGCGAAATAGACAGAAAATCCAATCAAAACATTAAACCGTGGTCATCGACCACGGTTTTTGTCAGTAGAGCGTCTTTAAGGCGTTTTCTCTCTTGGTGGTGTAATTTGCTCGACAAATCCCCAAAGGGGGCTTATTGGTGGTTCTACTGTCCATCCCTGGTGCTATACATACATTGTCGAATGTTTATTTGATTGTGAGGTGATATATGAGAAACGGAAAGAAGGTTTTGAACCATAGAAAGTCGGTTGGCTATGTGAAACAGCCGACCGTGGAGAGAGTGAACGAAATTCTAAAAAGCGATTATGCGGACAATGTGGAACTCGGCATTTTTGCGACAGAATTCGTGAATTGGTATGTCGGGAAATACCGATGTTCGATGGCGTCCGCTTACAGAATGTTAAACCAACTTGAAAACGAATACGATTACCGCTTCATTAGGTGGTTTTATGGCTAAAAATGGCTCTTTCGGGGCGTTTTTCCCGATGGTGGTAGCCAAACCCAATTTTAGACGATTTTTGGCTTAAAATAGCCCTTTTTAGCCCTAATTTTTGTCAAAATTAGCCGATTTTGAAGGCAATTTCCCAAATTTTAAGCGATTTTCTTGGATTTCTATTTCTGCGGTTCAAATTTGAACAAAATTTTTGAAAATACCCTTGACAAATGTAAATAATTTATTACATTTGGGGTGTATTTGGGCGAAATGCTCGTTTTTGGCGTAAAATCGCTTTGGGCTAAGTCATAAATACCAATGAGAACAAAAACCACTTTTGCCGTTAAGATTGGGGATGGCAAAGCGGATTAAATCAAGAAAAAACAGCTCATTTTTTGCGTCCAAGCACGCCCATTCTGTAATGTGCTTGGATTGGGAAAAATGGCATTATTTAGGAGAATACGCATAATGAAGAAAATGCGGTAAATCATCGAAAGTCTCGTATAGAAGACGAAAAACAAACCGATTGGAGAATGGGCGAATATGCCCCAAGACCGTCCTCGACTGCGAATTTGGAAAATCATTCCAACAGACAGAAAACATAGGCACGAAATTGCTCCCGTTGAATCTACATTCGACAATGAGCCGAGCCTTATATCTTTTATCAAATTACAACGCAGTTAAAAATTTTGACATACCGATACATGAACATTTTGAAAATAAATTAAATCCTTTTAATTTATCTAATAAAGGTGTATGTATCGCTAAGTCAAAAACTCCTGACGGAGTTCCCGACCCCGCAGACGAAACCATAACTTCACACATAGAATTATCAGAGCAAATCAAGCTATTTTGTCGTGGTCGATTTATCGACACGCAGTGTTTTCCTGCTATCCGAATTTCCCCGACAGAAGATTATCGCTTACGATGGCACTTGAATTATGCCTATAATTCTGTATTCGTGAATTGGTTTAACCTTCAGGAAATCTTGACGCATTTCGCTCCTGATTACCCTGTAATGGAACTTGAGAACAGCGATGTCATAGCCACAATCAAAAGGCACATGGCTATAATGTCACCGTCTAGCGGAAAGTATATAGACGGAATAATCGAATACAGTTATACGGAAAAGTTCTTTGAAGAATCTTTGCGATTGTTCAAGAAAGCGTATAAAGACCTGAATGTTCTGAAAGGGTGGATGTTGGTCGCTCAGCGTTGCGTTCATAATGACGATGATGATGGGAAACCGAAAATAAAAATTCACTTATATGGGCAAGCAGGGCGTGAGCGACTTTATGAAAAAGTAAAGTCGTGGAATGGCGTGTATTCTCTTGAAATACCGATCTTGACAAAAGAAAAATTATACAAGTGGTACGCGACAGAAAAACGCAAGTGCGTAAAGGAACTTAAAAGCAAGTTGTCACCTTATTTCGTGACACGGAAAGGGTTGGGATGCTCAACATATTTTGACTTGCGACCCTTCGGATAGGGTCGGCTTACAGAACCTGTTTGAGTCCCTTTCCCAACAAGTGAAACGAAAGAAAGTTCAACCTATCGGTGAAAAAGAATGTGAGCAAGTCAAGAAAGAAGTAATCGCTTATCTTGACGAGTTCGTGAACGCTATTGGCGACCAATCGGACGCTATAGCGTATGTTAAACAAAATACAAATCAAAAGGAGTAAAATAAAATGGCAAATAATAAAATACAATACGATGTAAAAGACTGTAGGTGGCTCAATGTATGGGCGAAAGATTATAACGGCTACACATACATTTTCTTTTCGTGTCGTGACTTAAATTCAAAGTATTCTATGCGGTGATACTTGGGGGAATGACGGAAAGGCGAAAGGTCTGGAAGCCAAATTTCAAGAAATCACAAATAGATGTAGCAATTCAAGTAACCCCAAAGCACGATGCGTAAATCTAAAAGACTTCGATTTCATAGACAACATTCTTTGTTCCGATGAAAACGAATGTAAGTCTTTTCACCGTCTTTTAAATGTGATTTTCAAAAGGTATTATGTGAACGACTTCGGTGGACCGTGTCTAAAGAACTGTAAACACTCCCAAATTATCCCGTTGTTCAAGTATATCCTTCAACAAAAGAGAAATAGAGTCTTTGACATAATCGACCTTATGGAGCATATAGAAAAGCTTTATTACGATGCGTCTAATGTCAATGTCGGTCAAGTCTATATTATCGACAACATTGAAACGGTTAAGGTGGGTGCGTCGCACGATGCCGAACAGCGTTTCAGAAATCTAAAAGCCAATGGCGAGATTTTCCCGAATGCGACTTTGGTCGTGGTCTATAATGTTGCCGACCAAAATGGATTTGAAGCGAAAGCCCAAGCCCTTTTGAACAAGTGTAAAGCACAAAATCCTGTTAAGGCTCAAAACAGAAATTCGCAGTGGCGGTTATCTTGATGAGCATTTCAGTTGTTATTGGGTTTATGCGTTTGGCGAGATTGAAAAGAATCTTGGTTCTGAATACATATATAGAACGATACACACGCCACCTATTATATAGGCGTGGGTGTCGCATATCATCAAATCACAATACAGAAACAGGGCGATTGTTCGCCCTGTTTTTTAATTCTCTATGCTGAGATTTTCGTCAAACCATTTTTGAAACTCATCTAATTTATTAAAAATACAGTTGAGTTCTTCAATAGATTTTGAATTGACCAAGTTATATAATTTCTTTTCATTTGCTTCCGAAACAGAATCAACGCTAGAAGATAAATTCAAGAGCTTGTTAAGTAATGTGCTTACGGCTTCCAAGTGTTCGGGCGATTTAATGCGACCTGACATCAAATCGTCAATGTCATCTTGGGCATTCTCTATAAAGTCTGCTTGATTTATCTTCTCGATTTCGTCTTCGGTCATTGAGCGTTCAGTATTCTGGTTTAAATCACGGAATAAAGTTCTTTCTTTTGGGTGGAAAGCTTATCCTCCGCTTCTTTTATTTCTTTTATGCGTTTCTTTATTTGTTCTTTTTTTCTTCTTTGTTCTTTAATGTCAAAATACTGAATGGGGTATTTGCTCAACTCTTCAGGGTCTATGGTTAATTTAGACATGCCATCAGCTAAAGCATTGACAATCTTCTTTCTAATGGACATCAGGTAATATGTGTAAAATTCCAAATCTATTGGATAATGTTCCGGGTCTTTGGAAGTCAGAATCAAACAAAGCGTACTTGCCACAAACTTTCCGTTCACATAATGAGCCCTGCCGAGAGAACCTTCTGCTCCGACAGCATAAACAATCGCCTCTTTTTCATGAGAAAATTCAGTGTGTTTTTTCCATTGTTCGGCGGCTGTTATAAAATCGTATTCTCCGTCCGGATCAGCGTCCTCACTTTGTAAAGTCCCTTTTTCTTGGTAATTGAAAAGTGTTCCAAATGGAACTGTGTTGGGTAACAATGCTGTTTTTTCTTGAACGCCATTACACATTAAAACATCGCCATTGTAAAGCTTTCGTTTCTCGCAAACATCTTCTATTTCTTTTTTGTTGAATACACAGTCAAGAATTTGTTTTTCAATAGCGTTCCAACGGTTGTATTTGTCAATCCTACCTTTATGTTGAACAGATACAAGTCCATCGTTCTCTAATGTGTAAAACAGAACTTCATCGTCTTTTCTATGAGGCGTTTTTGTAAAACCATAAATGGATGTATAAACGATTCTTTTTTGTTCTTTGAATATAGCCACAGGAAGTTTTATTACATAATCTAACCTAGCTTCTTCAAGAATACTGTATATAAGACTTCCATTTTCCCTTCTTGAATCTTTTGTCAAAATGTTATTAGGCATGATGATAACAAGATTTCCGTTAGGTTCCAAAAAGTCAATTGCCTGCTTTGTAAAAAGAATAGGATTGTTTTTTTCGTAAGGTGGGTTAATTATAATTTTTGTAGGCTGATAACTGCGAATTTTGTTGAATACCAGAACATCTTTTTTATCGTTAAGGTCTAACAAACTGCTTCTGTATATCATATTTGTTCGTCCGTCACCATGTAAAAACATGTTGGAACAAGCTAACGCAAACAAAACGGGGTCTGTTTCAAAACCAATTAACTGTTCTTCTCTCACATGCCTCATATCCGCTTCGTTGTTTTTACACATGACGAGCATTTCTTCCATCGCTTCCATAAGGAAGCCTCCAGAACCTGTACAAGTATCAAGAACGACACTCTTTTTTGACAGTCGAGCCAACTGAACCATTAAATGCTTGATGTGGTCAGGCGTAAGAATTATATTTTTATTGTCTATTCTTCCCGTTTGTCTTTTCAAGAATGTTTTATAAGCTCTTCCCAACAGGTCTTGCTTTTCTTGATTCTTAAATGGAATGAAAATGTCTTTTTCAATTTTTTCAATTATTTCCTTATAATCTTCTATCTCTATGTCAATGGTTGAAATAAAGGCAAACCGTGCTTTCCATTGGAATTCTTTTGACAAATTGTTGATTTTTCCTTCCAATTCTGTTGTTACGGCATTTAATATGGCTTCATTCAAATAATGAGCATCTAACAAATTTATTTTAATTTGAGCCCTTTCCTCATCCGTAGGTGCTTGAATGCTTCTATAGATGTTTCTAAAATTGGTATTACACAAAGCAATCATTATACCTGAAAAGAACAAGCTTCTATCAGTGTCACGAACATTTTTTTCGTGGAATTTGTTATTTAATGAGATAAGGATGGAGTTCAAATCTTCATCACTTACAGAATCGCCATGAAGTAAAGTGTGAACTGTTCTGCTAATGTCGTCAATTTTTCTTAGCGAAGTTCCTTCCATATTTTCTATTTTACTTTCGCCTTTACGAAGGAAAAAATACGCAACTTTATATGTATTCTCCGATTGACCGGCAATAGCGATTCCTACAATGCTTTTTGAATTTCGTATCTTGTTGTTATCCATGTAAAATTGGACTTCTGTTTTAGCCAACTTGAAATCCGTAGGCTTTGCTTCAACAACAATTACATACTCTTCGTTTACATCTAAGAAAAAATCAGGATACCCTTCATGGACTTTCCCTTTTTGATTTTGCTTTTTTGAAATAAATCCATATTTTTGGGGAATGCCGCTTTTTTCAATAAATGTTTGTGCTCCGTAAAAAGTACGAAAAACATTTTCCGTGTTTGTTTCACTTTTTTTTGCTTTTGCCATATTAGAACTCCATTATTTCGTATTTAAAATAAGTTATTTCAACGGCTAATAAATGACAACGGATTTCGTGGCCCCTAGAAAAGACACGAAATTCAGCCATTGGACGTATCCTGACCGAAGGTCTAGGTTTAAAACGCCAAAAGAAAGTATATTGTGAGAAAAAAAGGATGTATTATGGATAAATTCGATATGTCTGTTTTCTCTAAGAAAAAAGACTTACAGGACGCTCTGAATTATACAAAGAAACATTATCGTCCGCACGACCCTGGTAATTATCTGTATTATTTGACTTTCAATTATAAATTTTCACAAAAATTTGATGATAAATTTTTTGAATTGCTATACGCAACTTTGGCTTCGTGGAATATGAATTCTCGTGGAGCAAAGTTAAACGATTACGATAAATTTACCGCATCCATTTTATCGCATAAAGACGATTTTAAGAAACTTGAAAAGGTGACGATTGTCGATTTGGAAAGTCGAAAAGAAACAATCAAAAAACTTTTTGACGAACTTAAACTTGTAGATACCAAAACACCTTTGGTCACATTTTCAAAAACACTTCATTTTATCCTCCCGAACTTAATTGCTCCCATTGACCGCAGATACACATTAAGATTTTTCTATGGCAAAAATCCGGAAGGATGTTTTACCTCTCTCCCAAAACAGTTTGAAGTTTTTTGGAAAATAGAAATGGAATTTTCAAAATTTGCCCAAAAGCAAAAAGATTTAAATTCTTATGTAGAGGCAAATGGATGGAATAGAAGCATTCCAAAAGTTTTGGATAACGCTGTCATCGGCTATATATCGCCAACTGTCGAAAGAGAAAATAAAGAGCGTAAAGCGAAAGAAAAAGAGAAACGAGAAAAAGATAAAGCAATTATAGCCTCTCATAAATAGAATGTAAACACCCCCCTTATATAATGGGTGTTTCGTTCTATGAGGTTATGAATGATAGATGAAGGTTTATTGAAAGAATTTAAAGATTTTGAAAATCGTTCTCACGATTATTTCAGCGACTTTTACGGCAGAATAAAGGACGACAGGCTTTTTCTAGGTGGTTCTCACTTTGACGATAACGACAACAAGCGTTTTGGCAAATCCCGACTTAAAATGCCGGTCGATGTTGTTTCAAACACCATTAGAGCCATCGTCAATCAGTATTCATCAGCACCTTACTCTTGGCTAACGACTGACGAAACATTAAACGATATAGCCAACAGATTTTTAACGACCACCGCCGTCAAAGCGTCCATATATCAGGCGTTGCGAAATTCTACACGGTTATGGCTTGGGCTTTCTTAATTTATCCATAGATTACGACAAGAACGGAAACGCTGTTCCCGTTCTCTATTCCATTCCTGATGTGACCAAAGTCTATTACGACCCTGATTCTATTGAGATAGATCGGTTCAGACGCAAATCAAGCAATAATCATTGACATAAAATCCAAAGCGTGGATTAAGAAAACCTATGGTGAAGATTTCATAACAGAAAAAGGCGATAAGCCACTTATCGACATCTCTGATTCGTATGACGAACAATCCATGCCGTTAATCACCTATTATGTGAAATCAAATGGGGGCGTGACGGTTTATAAACTCTTAAATAAGGATTTATTGGAAGACCCAATCGTTCTAAATCTCGATAGATTACCCATAATCCCCGTATATGGCGAAGAGATTTACATAGAAGACAAGTTGAGTCATCGTGGCATTGTTGCCCAATCTAAACCAATACAGAAACTTATAGATTACAGCTATTCGCAACTCTGCGAACGCTTGGCGAAATCCCCAAAGAACGCTTGGGTTGGAACGAAAGAAGCCGTTGAAGGAAATGAAGAATACTTCAAGAATTTCGACAAGTCTATAAATCCACTTTTGATTTATAACAAATACGATGACAGAAAGGACAAAAACGAACCGCCTACACGCATAGATATGACGATTCAATACAACGATTTAACGACTGTCCTTCAAAATTCTTTGGCTATGCTCCAATCTATTACAGGCGTTGAATCTATCGGAATACCCGATCAAAAAGTGGAAATGACCGCAACAGAAGCACTTCTAAATGCGAAATCATACACGAATAATGTCCGAAATTATTTTGACAATCTAAAAGAATCTTTCAAGTCGGCAGGACACATTTTCTTTCAGTTGCTCGGCTATGATGTCGATGTGACTGTAGAACAGGGTCCCGAAGACCAAATGGAACGACAGGTGGCAAGAGCCGAGTTAATTCAGTTGGCTCAACTTGTGCCTGAAGAAAAGCGAATGGACTTGGTCGGGGCTATTACTTCAACATTGGATGACAACCAATTTATAAGGCGATTTAATCAGGCCGTATTTAATGGCGTTTCTCCCGAAGTAATGCGATTACAGCAACAAATACAGCAACAGCAAATAGAGTTCCAAAACCAAATTCAACAAATGGCACAGGCGAACCAAGAACTTAAAAACCAAAATCAGCAACTTAATGTTCAGTTGCTCGCTATGGAACAGAACAACAGAAACGCCCTGATTGTCGCTCAAATGGATAACCAAACGGACTTACAGAAAGAAGCGATGCGACTTGAAGCACAAAAAGAAAATCAGGACGCAAACAGGGCTATGGAACTTGAAAAAGAAGCGTTTAAGCAGAACAACGAGAACGCCCGAATGGTCGCAAAGATACAACAGAAAAACAACGAACAAATTATAAATCAGTTGGGGGTCTAAATGATTGCTTTTGATAAGGATAGAAGGTTAGATTTAATTGGAAAACCTTTATACGGTCGAGTTTCATTCTTTCAGAAAGACACGAACCAACTTGATGAAATTTATGTCTATGATGAAAACGACCAACTTGTCCTTTGCGAAAACCCTGTATATACAGACATAAACGGTTTTCTTGAATACGATGTGATACTTGAAAACAAGATTTATACGGTTCATCAGGAAAAATATATTGGTGATTACGATGACCCAAAAACGGATACACGCCCAAGTATGTGGGCAGACGATAGAACCTATTATACAGGGTTTGACATTTCAAGCGGAAATCAGGACTCGTTTTTATTTGGTTATGAATCCATAGCGGACGCAGACCCTTCTTTGGGAATGATTACGGTCGTGGGCTACCATACAAACGATGACTGCGGGGCTAGAACTTATGTGTGGGATGAAAATTCAAACGACCAAGTAGATAACGGACAGGTGTTCGGCTCACGACTTCAATCGGGTGGGCGTTGGTTGCTTGTTCATTCGCTCCCATACATTCCATCGGAGTATTATGGCGTATATGAAGGACACTTGGAAAATATGTCTGCTCTATTTGGAGCGTCAAACCAATACGGAACTGACAACAGGATTTTATCACCCAAAGTTATCAAAATGAAAAGGGGTGATTACAACATTCAGACGAATTATTCGACATACAGAACTTTGCTCTTGGAAGACCAAGTGGATTTCGGTTCTTCGCATACGGTAACCTGTAAGAACATTCAGTTTGTGGGGGCGAGAAATTCAAAACCCATTGGCAACTTTTATTTTAACGGTGGGTATGTAGAAGTCGATTCGCTTATATTCTACGACCTTTTCCAAATGCTCATTTCAGGAGCAAAGACAATCCACATTTACAATAAGTTGGCAAGTCAAACGAGCGTAAAAAACGCAAACATCGCTTGTTCAAACATTACATTCATCGGGCATGGTTCAATAGCCTATACAGGGAATTCCTATTCAATAACCTTTGACGGTTGCCATTTTATTGGCGAAAAAATGCTTGATGTTGGAACCAACTTCTATTTAAGAAATATGGATGCTTCCGACAGGCCTTTCAAAGCTCATTATAATTTCAATGGCGTAGATGCTTCGACTTGTTCCGTGAACATCGAAAATTTTGAAAGCGTTTCAAATTTTATGATGACGGCTTATCATTGTGGTTACACGACAATAGACTTTCAGGGGCGAAGTCTGCCAAAGAACCCGAATGTCGCATTATTGCTACTTGGCGAGAATATGACATATAAAAACGGCTCGATGGGCTATATAAGCATAGAACACACAGCGGCGTTTGAACATTGTGTAATAGATAAGCTGTGGATTCAAAACCCATTGTCTGTGGCATTGACAGACTGTAAAATTGGAACTTTGAAATATGAAGACGCTGATGTTTCAATAGCACTTGCCGATTCGTGGGTCGCTTCTTTGGAACACGATAAGGATGTTTCTTGCTTAATTGGTGCCGTCAATACTTACTTTAATTCGTCAATAGGAAGTGGACTTACTCAGGGGGCTATTGGTGACAATACAAACCCATATAAGGGCGATTTGACCTTATTAAACTGTAATGTAAATGGTGACATCGTTATAAGGGGGGCTTTAGATATAGAACACACGACTGTTTCTGGTTCTGTTTGGACGCAGGACTTTCTATTGAATGGAACTGAAAATTTCATTTATAGCGTTATGAAAAACTGTGTAATAGGTGGCAGACATTTATTACAACATTATCAACCATATAGAACAGGCGTAAAATCTACTTGTTTTTGGATTGGAAATCTTTTCTTGAATACAGAAAAGAATCCAATCTATCCTGAATCGTGGTCTGACCCACTTGGGGAAGGAACATTCACACGAAACGACTGTTCAACGCTCTATCTTGACCCATATCCCGCACACCATACTTGGCTTTATAAGAGCAATAGCGGGCCGAAAGTTATTCCCGATTATCCAATGGGAAATTTCACAAGCATTATAAATGTTGCCGATCCCCACGGTGTTGAAGGCTATGCGACAATTCAAGAAGTTCCTTATGTTGCTCCCGGTCATTCTGTAAAGGCTGTCCACGATGGCGAAGACGAAAGAATGGATTATGAAGACTTGTATATGAACGATTTAAAAGTAAATCTTCGTTTTTATAGGGAAATGTATTGGACGGGAAGTCACGCAACAAGACACCGCCCCGATTATCTTGGAAATTCTGCTGTCGTTCATTCGTTCGCAACAAATAAAGATTATGAATTTGACGGTGGCTATCATTGGACTTGTAGACCGCGAAAAACAACTGCTTTTTGGGAAAATTCTTCTGAAGCATATTTCAGGATTATGTTCTCGATAGATTCAGATAATCACGATTGGGGCAATATGGAAGAATACGGAAGTCTTGACATTCTGCCTTATACAAGCGTAAAATATACAGGTTAATTTTTGAGGTTTGAAAATGATTCAGTTATTATTTGACCCAAACATTCAATTCATGCTGAAGAACGGAACGATAAACACGGCTCGGCATACTGAATGTTTATCACCATAGCGACACAAACGGAAGATACCCTGTAAAGACTTACAGGGATCCTTATGGCGAAACATTAAACCCGACCGACATCATTCTCGACAATAACGGAAGGGCGACTGTCTATGTGAACAACGATTTCTGTTATAGATTGGAAGTTTTCGATAAGGACAAGAACCTTCTTTGGACGACTGACAACATTCAACCTACAAACGGCATAGCGATTGAAGGAACTTATGTATTTTCAATAACAGGTGACGAATATATAGATGTTCAATCAAGCCGAGAAGGTTCTCAAGTTAATTATTTCTTGGGTTTATCTGAAAATTCTAAGGGGGCGGTAGATGGTTTCTATGATTCGACAAGCGGAAACCAAGCCCTTTATAACTCCATTCAAACAGAAATTCAAAATAGAGCTTATAATGACAATCTTTTAAGAACGCAAATAGCAGCCGCCAAAACGGAAGTGAAAAACACGGATGGCACGATAACCGTTCAGGAAGCCACAGCGACTGATGGGCATACAATCTATACCATCGCAGGCGTTGAGCAAGTGCCGAATGTTTCTGTTCAATCAAGCGACCATTCTATAACAGTCACGGAAACCACACAAGCCAATAACAAAATTTTCGACTTGTCTATAACTTCTCAAACAAACGAATACGGCAAATTTTATACAAGCAATGGGGCGACTTGGGTTAAGGTTTCGGGAAACATAGATGTTTCTAATTCAAACATAGCCTTAAAAAATGGTGGTGTTTACCATATTACCGCCATAGCCACACTTTCTAATTCGACTGCGACCGAAGATTATTACAACTTTAGCATTTATACAGGCGATTCATTACACACAGTTTCTAATGTAGATTGTTCAATCGTTGGAACTCATGTTTACGAATTAAGTTGGGATCAGAATGTTTCTTCCACTTTTATAACAAGCGTAAACTTGCCAAACAACAATTTTTCTCTAACTTCTCTTTTCTTCCACATCCATAGAATAGACAAAAATGTCGTGGGAAATGGCACGGGAGACAATGACAAAGTTGCTGTCGATTCAAATTCTACGGCAGGCTATTTGGAAGATGTTTTAAAGGCGACAGAAAATTCAGACATTCAAATAAGTAAACTCAATGGAAAACTTTACTTGGATGTTCTAACACCCGATACGGCAGACCCTAAACTTTCTGTTTCGACCATTGACCTCGTAGATTCGGCTAATGACGGAACAAATCCGTGGAATGTTCACGATGTCACCCCTGGAAATCAGGACAACCATAACTGCTACATTTATAAACGATTGGCAGACGCAAAAGGTCAAGTCACGAAAGTAGATTTCGCTGTCGGAACGGTTCAGTTATACGGCTGTATTCAAATTGGAATTTTTGACTTGAACGGCAATAAACTTGGTGAAACAGCTTATACGAACTTGACACAGGGTTCAAATCGACATTATACACTTCCACTTACAGAAACAAGCGAAGGTTCGCTCTATCTACAAAGAAACACATTGTATTATGTGGAAGTCGTATATAAGGGGCTTGAAATAATTGGTCAGACTCATACGGCTTATTACTTGTTCGATTACACGATGGCTTATAACCGTTATGGCTATTGTAGCGAAGGGCGATTATATGACCCGACCGATATGTCTTTCAACAATGCCGCAAACATTCTTTATTTCCTTCAATTCTCAGGAGATTAAATCATGTCCAAAATAAATAAGGTTTTATCCAACACATCGCAGACATTGACCGACAACGAAAAACTTCAAGCAAGAACGAACATTCGGTGCTTTAGCGACAGACGATTTCAATAATTATGCTTCCAATACTGCGGCAACTTTAATAAACATTCAAAGAGTATTGGGCAACAAACAAGATATATTGACGGCAGGAAATAACATTACAATTTCAAACAATGTAATTTCAGCCAATGTTCCATCAAGTTCTACTGATGTTGGTGTATATGAATGTTATGTTACGAGGGTGCTTGACGGAACAGATACAGAACTGTGGGTTCCAAAGTCTTTGAGCACTTCAGATTTTACATTGACGCACATTTATACCAACTGTTCACAAGCGACTTGCCCTGTAAGGGTTGATTACGCTTCATCAGACGATGCTCGTTTGAAAGTCTCATTGTCAGGCATTCATTCGATAACTTGTTCATCCATCGTTTTCGTGAGCGAACACGCAAACTTCGCAAATGAACTTGCGTGTTGGGGCTATGACGCTTCAAGATGTCAGGTTGTCGCCGGAATGAACAGAATGTGGCATCTTCAGCACAACGATTACTTAGACCTGAACGGTGTTCGCTCTCTTACAAACACACTCAAATCAGGAACTTTGACAATCTCGTTTACATTCACATTCAATGTATAGAAGGTCATTATGGAAGAAATCATAAGCACCCTTTTAAATTCAAATAACGCCATTTCTATAATATGCGGAACTGTGGTTTATCTAATCATATACTTTCAAAGAAAGAACACTCGGCACACAAAGAAACAACGAATACAACGAAATGAAAACAGAATGTGCTTTGCTCAAACAACGCATAGAAGCCGTTGAAGCACAGACCCATACATTGAATAATAAACTTGACGAAATCGTGTCAGGGATTAACGCCTTAAACATAAATGTGGCGAAACTTACGGAACGAATGAAAATGGAAAAATAAACCACAAAGTCGCCTAAAACAAATTCGACTTCCAAACCACACAAAAACAGGGTTTCGCCATCCACAATGACAAAACCCATTTCAAACGAGAGCGACCCAAAACAGAAACCGAGAAATTAACGACCAATGAAAAAAATAAATGGTGATTTCTCGAATGTGGTTTTCTGTTTGGTGATTGTGTGGAGCGTTTCAGAAAATCACGACCACTTATAATTATGTGTGTTGTTATGCTTGGCTATGTAGAACTTTCGTGTTGAAAGTCCGCCCTTTGTTTAAAATTTTAAACGAAGTCCAATTTCGGGGGGCAGTTCGACATTCCTTATCGGGCGACTTATCCACAACAATAAAGTGCTACATTGCCGTCCTTAACCCCCGTTTAGATTCATTTATTCGCACTGTGTCACGCTCTTATCGAACAGTCGTGGGCGTTTGAAGCGTTGAATGGGTGTTAATGGTTATAGCGTCATAGACAAGTGAAAAGGGGCTATAAGCCCCTTTTATGGTCGAAGGCGACCATTCCCATAAATGGCGACAGAAAAACACCCAAATTCGGGATCCTTAATGGATTATGAACCACACACAGTTATAAAATCGTGGTGGGGTCAAAATGAAATTTTGACATAAGAATACATGTAATTATTTTAATTAAATAATTTCTCTATATTCTTTAATTAAAGATATATGTATCGTTATGTCAAAAATCGGAGCGATTTTTAGACAATTTACGGGGCATTTACTGCCCATTGGGAGTTCATTGTGAGTTCATCAAACCCACCTTAAAAAATCCCCTTATAGCGTGGTTTCCTGCCCACAAAGTCCTATTTTGGACACCCCCCACACCCCCAAGTTCTGTTTTCTAGCCGTGTTTTTGGAATGTGTTTTTTGGGGACTTACCATTTCCCCAACTTTCCCCTTAAATGCCCTTAGAACGCTCTATAAGGCGTTCCTTATGGGTTTTGTCGTTTGGTCTATTAGATGTAATTTCTACGGACAGGGAATGGAATTGCGGGGCGTTTCTGAATTTCGACCATTTTGTCGTATGTCACGATATGGGTCAAATGCTCGAAGAACTTTCTGTTGGTATCAAATTTTTTGCTCCACAAAACGAAATTGAACCAAAGGAGATAATTTCTCAAGTATTTCGTGGCAACACCACGGAAAGGTTTAAACCAAAATTTCATGTTTGAATGGTAATTGTTAATTCTTTGAATGGACAGGTCGCCTGATTTGGTGGTGTAATCGTCAGATTTAAATTGAACAAGTGCTATTTTCATTTGATTACACATTTTGACATAGGCGGTATTTTTGTCTGAACACATAATGGAGCGTTGTTCTATGTGTGTATCGAAAGCCTGAACAAGATGTTTTGTTCGACATTTTCCCAAGTTCGTGGGGATAGCCAAAGCCTCTTTATTGTGGTCGATGCCACAGCAGACATTCACCATGTCGTTTAATGCTCTCGGCGTCTTTTCGGGGTGTTTAATGTAATATGTCCTAAGTTCTTCGGCACACATTCCGTAATAAACGAGGTGGTTCCAGGGATTTCCTTTGAAAGAAAGATTGAATGAAGTTTCGTCTGCTTCAAGAATACCACCCAAAACGACCTTTTCGTTGGGAATGGTGAGAGAATCGAGAAGACGATGTCGCCACCTGAACGCAGTTTTCGTTGAACAATTACACAACTCGGCAGAATTCCGAATGGATTTTCTGTCCGTTACAGCGTTTATGACTTCCGAAATTTGATCGGGTCTTAAATGGCTATGGTAGAACACAGATTTAGCCGTAGAAGTGAATGTAGAGCCACAGTCCTTACATTTGTATCGTTGATGCTCCCCGACGAATTTCGAGCCTATTTTGTTCCCATCTTTGTCCTTTATGGCGTGGTAGCGTTTGACCATCCCAAATTTGACGATGTTCAAACATCCACATTTGACACAGGCGTGTTCTTTTTCCATTCTGTTGGACTTCATTAAGTCGTTAATGGATGATATGCCCATATTCAGTTTTCTGACCAAAGTTTTCCTTTCGTCAGGGTTCAAATGACCTATCAGTTGGTCGATAAGTTCAAGTGGTTTTTCGTGGTTTAATTCCATAGAAAAATGTCCTTTTTTATGGATGTTTTGGTGTTCATTTGTTCAGTATAAAATATACATTTTTAAGGCGAAAAGTCAATGATTTTTGCCGTCATTTACTGATAAATTAAATGTCTAAAAATAGCACTTGTAAAAAGTTATTTACAGTTATGATGACAAATCCTGTCATTTTAGCACTTTGAAAAATTGGCGATTTTAAGCGAATTTTAAGGATTTTAACTTATAATTTTATTACATTGAATTTTGTCAAGGGGTAAACGAGATTATTTTGTATGTAAAACAAACCCTTTAAAAAGTGCTGTATTTTTCTATATTATATGTCGTTGAAAGGGAGCGGAAACCAAAGGAAAAAGACGCGAAATTTCAACGAAAAATAACTCAATCAAAATCTGTTTTTCAGGGTCAAACAGGGAAATTGCTTAGCAGATTCCCAATGGGTTCTATTGGCTTGTTCGCCTTTAGATTATGGCTCGTGTTGTCTCTGAAAAATGGGTAAGTCAAACAATCAAAAAAAGGAAAAAACAATATGAACAACTCTGTAAAGTCCATGCTCGAAAATAAGACCAACAACTTTTCCACCCGCGTGTTCAGCAACCTTATGGAAATCGCATCTAAATCCGGTGAATTTGAAAAGTTCCTTCCGTCCACATTTGACGATAAAATTTCTTTTGAAGATATGGCTGTGTCTGTGGCATTCGTCAACGGCAACCTTAATGTCGCCATTTGCGATAAAAGAAACTGCTCCTCTATGATGGATATGATGGGCAAAAATCAGTATGCCGAAAATTGCTTCATTTGGAACGGTGACATTGCCGATAAGATTATGAACTCTATCTGTTCTTCTCAGCAATATATGATGCTTAAATTCTTTGCTAATAACACATTCTATAAGTCTATGGACTTTAAGAACTTCGCCCGTGAATTCGACAAGCTCAATTTGAACATGTCCTTCGACAAGAGCATTCACAATTAACTTAAACAAACGGAGAATTATCTATGAAAAACACCCTTAATACTTTCATTAAAATGCTCGACACAGTAGATGGCCCGCAGCAAATGATTCAGGAATACGCCCGCATTTTTGGCAACGACATTATAGATTTTGGAAAAAAATCTGTAGATACACAAAACCATCTTATTAACAAAATCTACAATTATGTTGATAAGAATTTTCGTGGAACATTTGAATACAACATCATAAACGAAATGCTTGTCAATGTGGAGTATTACTTCTTTCACATTAACGACACCTTAGAAACCGTTACTGAAGAACTTCAAGAAATGAATAAAAAATATGGTTGGAATTTAAGCGAAGCTGAAATTATCGAACGAGCTAAGGAATCTTACGAAAACACACAAAACGATGAACGAATGAAATGGGCAAAGGCTTTCATTTAACATACAAACAAAAAAGGAAAAACAGAAATGAAAAAGCTGAAAATCTATGATGATGGTAGAATGAACCAAAGAAAACAAATGTCCGCAGAACAAATCAAAAAATGCGGTGCTGTTTGGACTCCCCCTGAAATCATTGCTGAAATGATGGCAAAGGTTTCGCCTAAAATGTGGAAAGACCCGAGCAAAACTTTTCTCGACCCCACTTGCGGAGCAGGAAACATTTTGGTGGCAATGCTTTTAAAAAGACTTGACAATGGCGTTTCTAAAAAAGACGCTGTTTCCACGCTCTACGGCATTGAACTTCTTCCGTCAAATTTGAAAATATGCCACGAAAGGATCCTGAACATTGTTGGGAAACGATACGAAGGAATCGTCAAAAAGAACATTGTTTGTTCTGATGTGTTCAAATGGAACATTGAAGAATGGCGACCTTACACAAAAAAAGAACTTATTGAAAAATACGGTAAAAAATACGCATAACAAAGGAGTAAAAATCTATGAAAAAAGCAATTAAAAGAGTAATGAGAAAAGCAAAAAGAGCAATAAAATTAAACAAAATGTTTAAAAAGATGTTTCGTAAATTCAAGCAGGGAAAAAATTTTTCTAAGGACAAATATGAATACGGAAAAAAGAAAAAGCAATATAAAAATCTCGATAAAATGGACGATATAGAAAAAGATTTTGAAGATTAAATAAAGGAGAATACAAATGAATAAAGAACAGAAAAAAATCTTTGAACAAATCAAAAAAATGGGAATTTCTGAAAATGTCGCAGGAAAAAATTTTGAAAAAATCAAAATGCTAGAAGTCTTAAAAAAGACTTTGAGCGAACCAAACGACATAAATGAAGTTGAAGCGGAAATCGCAAAACTTAGAGCAAGCCCCGAGTTCAAAGAAAACGAAATCCAAAAGAAAATAGAAGATTTAAACACGGACTTCTAATTTCTTTCAAAAAAAAATAAAGAGTGTGACTCCCCATTATTATGGGGTGCTTTTTTTTATAAATACAATATGAAAAAGAAAGCATTAAACGAATTGAACGATTATATAAGGGAACAAACCACACAGGAAATTTTAAAGGAAATTCTCGTTATATTGTCGCAAATGAACGAAACAATAAAGCGAATTGAAAAGGCTCTTAACGACCATACTGATTTTGTTAAGGGAGGTTTCTAATGTCATTGAACGGAAGAACAAAAGCGTATATAGACAAACAGGGTGTTTATCACCCATTCAAAACAAATCCAAGTATTCCTGAAAAGAATACACGAAAGAAGATTGACTTCATAAATTTTCTTATTGACAATATAACAGAACCTGTTTTCACATATAGCGACAAGCGATTAAATGAAGCTTTCGATTTGTCCGATGAAGACGAAGGGCTCGACATCGTGAAAATCACTTTCGCCATTATGAACCACAACCATATAGGAACAGGCGTAAACAACAATTTTGAAAGTTTCGGTCATCTCATTATGGATTATGTTCCTGAACGATTTAGGGATATAAAATTCAATCGACAGACCGACACAAAGCATTACAGCAAACCCTACCAAGACTCTATTGAAAGATTTCAGGAATGGATTTGTATGATGAAGGCAAAAATAGAAAACCACCTTTCGGAAGAGTATTATTTACAGGGCAGAATGAAAAACCTAGAAATTCTGAAAAGAAGATACAAACAGAATTGGAGCGAATCAAAGACGGTCGATTTGACAGCCGAACAAAATTTCCGTATGGATGGCGATTCAAAGATTGAATTAAAAATCACTGACGCATAATCATTATAAATAAAACATAATTCTTTTTGTTCTCTCTCCTAAATAAAAAAGTTCCCCACATTGAATTTATTTCAGTGTGGGGTTTTTGATACATAATAGAAAGGAGCGTTATGGAATACGAAATAAAACTTCTACCACACCAAAAATCCCTATACAAATCCACAAAGAACATCGCAGGATTGGTTTGTGGTCGTGGCTCTCGGCAAAACAGTAATTCTTTCTTGGATTATCGTCTTTCATTTATTACAGGGAAAAAGAATACTTGCGTTTTCTCAAACATACAAGTCACTTTCCCAAAATCTGTTTGACGAAATCCTTAAACGATTTGAAGAACTTAAAATAAAGCCCCAATACAATAAGGGTGCGATGACAATCGCCTACAATAAGGGCGTTTGTTTTGGCTACAGTTACGAAAATTGTGAATCGTCAAGACGGGCTAACAGAAATAAATCTTTTGGTTCTTGACGAATTATGCTTGGCTCCGGCAGACATTTTGGCGATTACAGCCCCCTGTTTGCGTGGCAATTTCACCCCAATTATAAGGTTTGGAACTTCACCACGACAGGGGTCTGTTTGGAACAAGTGGCTGATTGACAATATAGCGACTTCGAACATTGAAGTATTCACCGCCAAAATGAGCGACAACACTTTCCTTTCCAAAGAATCGCTAGAACTTTCAATGAATGCGATTACAGACGAGAAAATGAGATTACAGGAAATAGAAGGTGAAATCCTTTCGGATTATGACGAAAGCTGTATTTTATATGCCAATGATTTCCCGAAATCTTTCGTGGATAATTCCGCAAATTACCCATTAAAAATAGGGATAGACGGCTCTGGTCAGGGCAGGGATAAGTCCGTTATTTGTATTCGCAAAGGAAATAAAATCATAAGCATAACGAAATACGACAAGTTAGACCCATTCGACTGTTCGACCGCCATTAAACTTATTCTCTTGAAAAACAAGTTCACGACCGATGATGTTTACGAAATAAACATAGATATGGGCTACGGTGAACGGCTATTTTGCGGTCTTAAATAAAGAATACCCGAATGTGATTTTAATTCCTTTTGCTTCGAAAGCGTCCAATGAATCATACGCCAATAAAAGGGCTGAAATGTATTTCAATCTTGCGAAGGCTGTGAGAAACGGCTTGTATATAGATGACCCAATGCTCACGGAAGAACTGACAAATACACGATTTATGCTTGACAAGAACGACAAATATATTTTGATGCCCAAAGCGGAATTAAAACTTATTTTGAACCGTTCCCCCGATACGGCAGACGCTTTGGCATTGACATTCTGCGATGAAGACAGAATGTTTGAAAAGAGAAATAACAAAAAACAAATCCGTCAATACGCCCGTTCAGTATTGGGCGACCCTGACGATTAAGTTTTCATAAATACAAATGAATGGTGTAATGCCCACATCGTTCAGTATCGCATTTTAAGGGCATAAGGGAGCCATATTAAATGAGCAATTTAGACAAAATCACAGACGAAATCAAAGCAGAAGACGAACCAAACGATTTGAACGGATCGCCAATCGTTGAAAACGAAACCACGACAGAAAAAGAACGGTGACGAAATTCAAAAAACAGAAACACCGCAAAAAGTCGATTTGAACACGATTTCAAAAGAAGACAAAATCACCCATTCCTTCAAACAGCAATTAAACAAACAGAAAAACAAGTATGAAGCCCAACTTGCGGAACGCAACAGGGAATTTGAAGAATTAAAGGGTCGTTTGGAGAAATTGGAAAATCCTGAAAAATATAAGGAAAAATTCAGAAATGACTTCGAGAATGATGACAAGTATATAGATTACTTGGTCGAACAGCGAATGAACAAAATGTTCAGGGAAAAGGACGAAGAAACAAGAAAGCAGAAAGCCATAGAAGCACAACGAAGGGAGCGAACCAATAAAATCAGCGAACGAATAAACAAGTGCTTTGCTACTGATGAAGAAAAACAAGATTATTTGACAACCGTCCAACAGGCTTTCGATCAGGGGCTTGAAGAACTTATAGACAAAGAAGGATTTGTTTCTGAATACATCCAAAATTCAGAAAATGGCCCTCGTTTACTCTATGAACTTGCCACGAATGCGGACTTGGTAAAAACAGTATTTTCCCAAGCCGACCCGATGTCCCGTATTATGGAACTTAAACTTTATGAAAGGGAAATGGCGAAAAATAAGGGACAGAAAAAGACTTCGCCTGTTGTAAATCCAAATATGGTTATTGGCAAGCCCGGAATTTCAACAAACAAAACAAGCGACATTTTTTCAAATGACGCAGATTTAAAATCGTTTATTAGAAAACGATAAACTTCAATTTATAAATACGATATGGAAGCCCAAACAATAAAGCTAATTGTTTGGATTTCCAACAGTTTAAAGGGTTCTGTTTCAAAAACACCTTCTTTTTTCCATGCCCTTTAATGGCGTAAGGTCTATGGTGTAGCTGACCAAATGACCCACTGAAATGGACAGTGAATTTTCAGAAAATCATGATGAGTAAATCATTCACAAAAAATTTTAGAGGTTTTTAAAATGGAAAATAAATTATCAAACAATAAGAAAACAAAGATGGTTGCGGCTGTTGTAAGCGACCAAATGGATTATGTGAAAAAGTCCAAAAGTTATCTACCTGAAAGTGAGTTGAAAAATAAAAAGTATGGTAGAACTTACACTGTTTACATTCCTGACCCTGGTAAAGTAAAAGACGGTTTGGTCGCTGAACCCGATGCCATTGAAGAAGTCGAAATGTCTATCAAGTTGGAAAATAAAAATACTTCCTGTGAAATTGACGCTTGGAATGAATTAACCGACATTGAAGACTTCAAGAAGGAAATCGCTATTCCACGCGGAACAAAACTCGCAAAGAGCGTTCAGAAAGAAGTCATCGACTCTACTGTTTTCCAATCTGTTCAGGCAACAGTAGCAACAGCCGCAAATTTTGCCGCATTAAGCGATGTTTCAAACAAGTTGGAAGAAGTCGCTGTTGGTGGTGTAAAGGTCATGTTTAACTCACCAACCGTAAACGGAAAAATCGCAGCCGCAGGCTTGTCTAATTTTATTCCTGATACAATTCAGAAAGACATCTACGGCAAAAATTATTTAGGTGAATACGCCAATGCTTCTCAAATTTCTTTGGCAGGTCTTCCAATCGTAACCGCAGGTGCTTCCGCTTGTTCTATCAGTGGCACAGCAATAAGTGGCGAAGACACATTAAGTGGAACTGTCGTTGGTTATGAACCAATCACAGCCGTAACTTGTGCGGGTGGCAAGAAGGGCGAAGCATTTTCTGTTGCCGGCTTAAAAGTCGTTGATGTAAACGGTATGCCAACCGATCAAGATTATACCGTCATTCTCGCAAGCGATGCCGACAATTCAAACAAGTGTGCTATTGCCCCAATCAGAGCGACCCTTAACGCAACAGTAAGTGGTGTTAAAGTCGATAATGTAGGAAATCCAAACGCATGGTTTGACACTTCCTTCTCTTCCTTCTCCGCTACGCCACTTCTAACATCTGGTAATTCTTATTATGTGGGTGTTTGTCGTGAAGAAGACGCTTTGGCATTCGACACTTATAAGTTTGCCGATTTACCAGGCTCTGAAAATAGCACTGAAACCGTCGATGGCGTTTCTGTAAAGATGAGCGAATACGGCGATGGTTTGAATATGAAGTCCTTTGTTCGATTGGACTGCCCATTTGCCGCAGGCGTTCCTGACGCTAGACGACAGGCTGTTCTCTATGTTCAGAAGTAAAATATAGGTGTCACTCCTTTCACCTGAAATGTTGGTGGGTTTTCGCTCACCAACATTTTTATTTGGAGTTTATAAATATAAAGAGGTTTAAAAATGATTTCTGTAAACGATTTAATCCAAAACGCTTTTTCAAGATGTGGGCTTGTTGGCGATGGTCAAGCCGTAAATGGAACGAAAGCAAAAACAGGTGAAAATGAATTGAAAGACCTTATTTCAGTTCTCAATACACAGGAATACATAGCGGACAATTACAGAATTTTTGATGTAAACGGAAAAAATGAAATCACAATCGGCAATTCAATAGATTTTGATATACAAGTGAAAAATCCACCAAATACGATTAAGTCAATAGGGCGTAAGCAGGGCGACAGGTTCATTCAGTTGGTGAAAACAAACATTGAATCTATTTTTAGCAATTCAAGAAATCACTTATCTACACAATACACATACAATGTTTATTTTGACGAAAAGGCGATTAAGTCAAAGACGATAAAGCCGAGCGTGATTGTTTGCGAAACTGAAAATGAACTTCCCCAAGCGTCTATGGGTTTGGTTCGGAAAAACGGCTTATGTCGTGGATATAGACAGGGTGCTTGAATGCGTCCATGTCGCCTCAAATGTTTGCCGTTGGAGTCATTACAGTTATAGCGATTCGGACGAATGGAGAAACGCCAACTTATATAACTTTGAATATGGCGTTATGAAAGGAACAATTACACTTGATTCCACAATAGGTTCTGAATATAAGGTTTGTTTCATTGACGATATAGACGAAATAGACTTGTCTAGCACATTGAACCTTCAAGACATGTATAAATCCCTTCTCTTGACAGGATTGGCTTATAGACTTGCGATTAGATACAAGTTGAATGAATGGGTTTCTGTATTCAAAGAAGATTTTGAAGAACAAAAATCGCTCATTAAAAGGGTCAATTCTTCAAACAGACCGATCGTGTGGTCAAATATGGAAGGTTCGTTTCTTGAAGATTATTATAACGGAATAAATGGCGTGGGGTGGTAAATGTCAAAGGTTAGCGTGATTTCAAACTTGATTGGCGACCAAACGAAAGCCAAGTTCCCTTCTACAATGGGTTCAGCATTGTCGATAAACATGTATCAGGAATCCAACGGAGAAGTGGTTTATCAAAAATCAGTTCCACGGAATTAAATGGATTAAGCAACTTGAAAACACGAAAGAAGGGTGTCACGGCTCGTTCGTTTCTTCCACAGGCTTAGACGCAAACAACAACGCTCCCGATGCGTTTTTCGTTATCCATTCAAAATTATATAGGGTCGATTACAAGTGGTCCGTAGAATGTCTTGGAAGCGTAGATACAGGCTCATACCCGACATTTGCGGAAACAGGTGGTGAACGCCCTTTTCTTTTGATTGCCGATGGCTCAAATCTTTTCTATTACAACCTGAAAGAAGGTGGTTCGCTCCATTACATAAACTTGCCCGACAGAATAAACGAACAGGGCATAAAGATAAAGCCCACACATGTTCAGGTCGTTTCGGGTTCTATCATCGTGAACGATAGCGGTAGCGGTTATGCCTATTACTCCATACCATACCCACTTTCACAGGAGACACGACAGGTCTATAAAATCGTGAACGGAGAAGTCCAATATAAATCCGACAACATTACACCTGATACAGAAACAGTTCAAAGCGACCAATATGTTTTCTTGGATGATTACGGAACGCCACTTTACAAGAATGGCGAATCGAACAGCGATTCCATAAACGCACTTTATGCCATTGGTTCAAATCTAATCGTGTTCGGCCCGAAATCCATCGAATTTTGGCAAAGAGGCGACGCAGAACAATACCAAACTTGGGTTAGGACATCTTACACATTCAATAGAGAAGTGGGCCTTGATTCGCCCAAGTCCGTGGCAAGCGTGAATAACAATGTTTGTTTCGTGTCTAACGGAATGAACGCAGGAAGGGCGGTGTTTGCGATAGCAGGAACTGAATTTCAAAAAATTTCGGAATCTTGGCTTGACGAAATCTTGGATAATTCGGACACAGACAACGCCATCGGATTTGCTTACAGCCGTTCAAATCATGCGTTTTACGGTCTATACATTCCGAACGCACAAAATAAGAGAAGCAGAACTTTCGTTTATGATTTTTCAACGAAACAATGGGCAGAAAGGTCTTCTCGAAATTTCAAAACAGGTCGTGATTCCGCTTGGAACTTGATTTATCCTGTTTGGTTCGACAATAGGACTGTATTCGGTCATATTGAAGACGGAGAGCTTGTTTATTTGGATGACAATTTCCATAAAGAAGAAGTAAACGAGAACGAAACTGTTTCTTTAATCCGTAGAAGACAATCACCCGTAATTTTGAACAATTACCAAAACTTCACTTTTGACGAATTGGGCGTAGAACTCAATACAGGAACGATTGACGATTATGAAGTAAATCCGAAAGTTCAGTTGGAAATTTCGGAAGATGGCGGAAATTCTTTCGGGAATACGATACTTGAAGAATGCGGAAAAACAGGACAATACTTTTACCGTGTCCGTTTTCTCAATATGGGCATACAAAGACTTTGCGTGGTTCGCCTGACATTTTCTGAAAATATGGATGTCACTCTAACAAACGCAAGTATTCGTGTTTCACCGTTGGGCTTTAGCATATAAGGGGCATTATGAAGAATGGAGAAATAAACAACACCACACCGATAGAAAATCTAAGGGAAATCCTTAACGGAGCGTATTCCGTCAATACAGTAAACGATTGGTCTGTCATTGTCGTAAGCTCGAATGTGGAATTTTGGGAACTGTGGTGTCCGAAAGAAGGTTCTTATTTGTTGCCATCAAAAGCCGACCAAACTTTGATAGCGAAAATTTTTAACAACGATGGATCGGTTTCTTGTCAAATCGTGAAGATAGGGCAAACAGCCATTTGCGTTTCTCAACCCTGTAAAGTTGAAATCCAGAAATTAAACACGAAAAATTCAATGTAAAATTTGGAGGATAATTTATGAACCCATTAAAGTCTATGGCAAACGCTCTTGGATTTGGAAATTCAGACCAAGTGGCGAACGCACAAAAAGCCATAAATCAAAATAAAGGATTGTGGCAAAGCAATTACAACGAAAATCAGGAAACATTGAACAAATACCTGAATTCCATTTCGCAAGCCCACGATACAACTTTGAAAGACCAATACAATAAGGCAAAGTATGATTATGCGAATATGGGAACATATACGCCTTCAAAATTTGAATATGGAAAATCAGTAAATGACTTTATGTCGCCTGCCGTTGATATGAGAATCAAAGCGGCAAATGACGCTATAACAAATTCACAGGCGAACGCCCGGAAATATGTTCAGTTCCGATTATCTAAACGCCCTGAATGCGAAATCACAAGCCATAGCAAGTGAAGAATACGATAAGGCTTTCAATAGATACAATCAGGACAGGTCGCAAGCATTACAGGAACAACAGTTCAACGCAAGCGAGAACCAAAACGCCTACAAATCACAAAGCGACTTATACAAAAACCTTATGAGTCAATTAGGGAACGATTACAACACCGACACAACAAATTGGCTTAATGGTTTGGGCGATTATTACAGTGGCTTGATAAACTCAAACAACGCATACACAAACGGCATGGCGAATGTGAACACATCACTTGCTAACGCTTCATTATCTGAAAATAACGGCGTTGCCGATATGCTCAATTACAGTCTTAATTTGTTTAATTCAATAATGGCAGGATAAGGAGAAAATAAAATGCTTGGAAGTTGGAATTACGCATTAAACACATTACCCCAAGTAGAATCACAAAATAAAATCATGTTCGACAATGGGGCTTTACAAAATCACCAACAGGCAGGAAACGACAGAAACGAAATGCTGAACAGCATTAAAACGATGTTGGAATATAACCCGAATTTAGATACTTCATTGGCTGATGAAGAATTGCCCGAATTTAATTCAGAAGAAGTCAAAAACGAAGTTTCTAAACAGTTGCTCAATGGCGAAGATTTGGAAAAACTCAAACCAAACGACAATTCAACCCACATCGGTTTCGACCAAAACGCACTTGATTATCACCGCCAAAATGGTTTAAAGAATACGATTAAACAAATGCTTATGAATATGGGCGGTGGTTTGATGGCTCTATAAGGAGGCTATATGGCTTTAAATATACAGTGGCTATTTCAAGAACCTGTGGATTTTTCAAATGTTATAATGAAAACACTTGAAAACAAGCAAAAAACATATAACGATATGGCAAAGAACTTAGGCGAAGGAATACGAAACACACACGATTATTTGCTTGATAGAGAATTGGCTGATTTGATGGAAGGTCAAAACGGAACTTTCCAAGAAATGAACGACCGAGAACTTGAAAACCAAATAGCAGCAAACAGGGCAAGACGAATAAAGAAGGACAACAACGCACAAATACAGTGGAATTGGCAAAAGAATCGTGAAGACGCTGAAAGAAGATTTCAAAAGAATTTGGATAATTCAAACGCAAGTCAAACACGAATGAAAGTCAATGGAGCTGCGAACGACATTAGACAAAAGCAAATTTCGATAGCGAACGACTTTAGGCAAATGACAGCGACCATCGACCCATTCCAA